CAGTATACAAAATCTCATCAGTCTTACGACCTAAAGCAGCAGCAGCACTTGTTGCCACAGCTTGTCTTTCATCTATGTTAGTTTTAAGTTCGTCTAGTTTGTCAATGTATTCTGCTGCATAAAAGTCGCTAAGCGTTACATCAACTGTGGTATGTGCTAATTCCATTGGAGTTACCATACCATTTCTTGATTTAGTAGAAGCCGAGCCAGTACCAATCTTTTGGAAACGTACTGTTGAGCCATTCACATTACTAACTGTACGGACAGTATTTCTTAATTTACTACCCATTCTTTGATAAGCAAGGTGAACTTCTGTCTCGAACTGTCTAATAAAGGCTGTATCGATTGAGTTAGCCATTATAAGTTCTCCTTATTAAAGTTACATTACTATTTTCCAGTTATCCGTCTTTCGCTTCATCTAGTTATCCAAATGGGCTATCAGCTAGTAACAGGGCTGTTCTTTACTATTTACCAAAATTTTCTCACCTTTGCAACGTACAAATCTTAAAACTTCAAATCCATTAACTTGTAAAGGCTCATTTAATATCTCAAACCCAAGGAAACCAAGCCATTGAAGCGTTTTAATATGATCAGCAGGAACAACATTTTCTAGCTGATAATATTGATTTTGAAAGTAATCAACGACTTTTCTACTCCATTTGAGAAATTTCCAACTATGATTTTCAAGTTCATACGAACCTAAAAGCCATATACGACCAACTAAATGTTCTGCAATAGGAGATACCCCAAACATAATTGCAGGATTTTTATCAATTAAAACAGTATATGTTTCAGCTTTCTTTTCTCTTATCCCACTCATTAAAGCACGAAAAGGAGTAGAGCCATGTATAATACATTCCCTTACATCAGCATCTCTTAAATTATTTTGAAGATGATGTATATGATCCGTATTAGCTTTTACAATAGGATACCCATCATAAATGCCTTCACCCATAAAGTTTTTTGAAACTGTCATTTACTTCTTGAACATAAGCTTTATCTCTTCGAGCAGGGTCATAATATCTAGGATCACGCATCTTTGCCATAATATCATCTTGCGATAATTTACTTGGAGAAGATACATCTTGCAATGGATTTGTACCTGACAATGCTTTTTGTATATGCTCTAAAGCTTTGATACCTTCAGCAGATGTGCCAAGCTGTGCTACAGCATCATGTGTTTCTTCAGGAAAAAACTTATTCATAAACAACTGCACAGCTTCTACTCTAGCATTAGCATTATCACCTAATGCTGTCTTAACTGCTTCAACATCAGTATCTTGTTCGTGCATATATCCTGCAAACTTATTAACCCAATATGAAAACTCATCTTGTGAATACCCATTCTCCCAAGCAAACTCTGCCCACTCTTTGAGTAACGGATTAGTTGCTGCTTCTGCTTCATCTAAAGACTCAGGTATTTGATACTCCCCTGCTGATGCAGGTCTATCAGCGTAGGCTTCTTTTTCTATTTCTTCCTGCATTGCTGATCTAATATCTTCTTCTTTCTTGCCTTTCCAAGCTTCAATTTCGCCATAAGCCTTTGCCATATCCTCTGGAGTTGCAAACTTTTCCAGTAACCACTCAGGTCTTGCAGTGGTATCTGCCACCGAGTTGGAGGAAGAGTCCACATTATGCGTAGTTGCGTCTTCGGTGGCAGATTCTGTATTTACTGTTTCTTCATTCATTGTCTTTACTCTTTATTGATGTTGCATGATTCATTCGTCTTATTATTAAAGCTATTAAATATCTTTGTCCTTCTAAATGTCTAAGCTCATTATCAGATATATTAGCACCACTAATAACGTCAATTGTAATAGAACGTAAATATTTTAATACCTCTTGTCCATTAGGTGTATTAAATAAAGCCAATACATTTTGTGATATCTTTTGATCATCTTGTTTTTTTCGAGGATAGCCATCTATCCCAAGATTAGGTTGCTTGTCCGTCATTTTGCATCACTCCTTGTTGTTGTTGCATTTGCATCTGTTGTGCCATCTGTACAAGTTGCTGTCGTTCATCAGCATCTCTTATTAGTTTATCAGGCACACCAAATTTCTTAGCCAAATACACAGCAGTTTCTTCAGAAGAAATTAAAATGTTAAGCACCTCAGGTCCAAACGAACCTGCCACAGTTTGCAAAAATCTATTCAGTGATACAATATCCTGATTAGATTGTGCTTGTGCTAGTGGTGAAACACTTCGTATTTTTACCTCTCTTCCGTTAACAACTGGCATATCTATACGACCTTGTTTCTTTAAAATATATATAACTCTTTGCAGAACTGGTTGAACCATCTCTGCTTGTAATCGACCAAAAGCTGAACCAATCTTTCTTGATAAGTCAGCCATTCTTTCTGCTACCTCTGTTGCAGATGCAGGTGTTTTATTGGGATCACCTAACATATCATTATACAATGCTCTCTTAATATTATTTCTCATATCATTTAAAACAAGATTAGCAACATCAAATGAACCTGCTGATCTTATCGGTTGCAAACCTGCACTGGTTGGTGCTTTTGGAATAACAGTTCCAGGGACAAGGTTAATAGTATCAACATTAATAACACCATCATCATCTATCTGATAGATACCAGAGATTGCCATTTGAGCATTTTCTAATATTAATTCTATTGTAAGATTGCACGTTTTGATTGCACTTAAAGCATTAATAGCAGGTCCTCTGCCATAAATCTCACCTGAAGCTTTACTCCATCTAAATGCTATAAAAGGATTTGATCCTACACCTTCATACGTTTCAGACATTATCATTACCTTGTCGGCTACATCTATAATATAATATCCATATTTTTCAACATTCTGATCATCATATAATCGGCATGATACTTCGAGTATCTTTGTTTTTGATTCAGGATTATTCTGTATTCTCTGTGCAATGTTTTCAGATAAAATAGCATTAGGAAAAGCAATCATAATATCTTCATTCTTAATCATGCGTTCTCTATACACATGATCGACCTTGCCATCAGGTCCAGTATCTAAAACAACATGAGGTAAAGGTATAGATTGAAAGCGAATAGGATTAACAGCATCACCTTCCATGACACAAAGAACAGCAGTACCCAAAGCCAAATCAATAAAACACTCATGGATTTCTTGTGCAAAGTTTGATGTTTGCAGAACTTCAAAGACATAATCCGTCACCTCATCAAGTGCATTATTAACATCATCTCTTTCTTCTTCAGGAACTTCTTGACCAGTAACAAAGTCTGCCCATCTTGCAAAGTTTGGTGTTAGACCTGACTGCAATCTTGATGCAAACTCTTGTATACCAACCACAGCAGTTTCATCAAATATTTTGTCATCTCGTCTTTGACCTGCTGAATAATTTTTAAATCCTTGTCTTTGTGGTAGGCAATATTCAAATATTTCATCATACAACTCTTCAAACTCTCGTCTTACAGAAAGAGATTTTTCATAGCGTTGTAATAAAAGTTCAGCAGATTTTTCGTGCATTATAAATTGTACCTATTGTAAAAACCAATGCCACCACCACCACCACGAAGTAACGATCTCCTGCCACTACCTTTTCTAATGTTGGCTATATTTTCTTCAAGAACATCTTGTCTTGCTTCTCGTCTTGTTGCAGTTTCTCGTTCTTTAGCACTCTCTCTTTCCATCTCAGCTTCTTTTTCTTCGGCTGTTGGAGGGGGAGGACTTGATGAACCACCACTAGGTAAACACATATCTTACTCCTTTATAATCTTGCCCAAAGACCTTGCCTTCGAGGTTTTTTAGGTTGTCTTTGAAATACATCATAATCAACCCTAGCATTAAATGTTTGAATAGGTCTAGTCATTCCTAATACTTGTCTGCCTTCTCCTGCACCTAACATAAGATATTGCATAGCATCATGGATATGCGAGTACCTATCCTTCAAAGGTTTATCCTCATAGCGTTCTCCTGACACTTGGAGTCTTCTATATTGATAACCCCCTTCAAACCCTTTTATCAGTTCTTTGCACCTAAAGTCAATTAAAATCCCTGATTGACCATCTACCATTCGATTTAAAACAGATGAAACAGATTCTATTCTAAGTGATACATCATTACTTGTTGTAGGTCTTGCCATTAATCCTGCACCTCTTAAAACCTGAAAAGGTGTACTTTCATCAGTCTGTGCCCTGAAGTCACCTGATGGATCACCATAAATATTTATATCAAGGTTGCCATATCGTGTTGCTATTTCTGATCTTAGTAGTTCTGCAAATCTTACAATACCCATATCAAACGCTACAAGTTCTTGCAGTATAACCCAACGACCACGAACCTTTTGACCAAAAACAGCAGCAGGTGTAAGACCAAAATCCAATCCAATATAAAGGGGTATGCCATCAGCTATCGGTATTTCTTCTTTCGATACATGAGTTTCAGATACAAACATATTATAAACTGGCTTACCATCTTGTATAGAGCCAAGCCTATTCATAACATAAACATCTATCCAAGACTTTGTTTTACCTTGAACAAGATTTGTATAATAGGTTGCCAATATATTTTTTGCGTTCTCTGCTTTCTTATTTAGTTTGTAACCAGTAACAGAACCATCTTCAT